CAATCTGGAATGACAGCAGAGGAAATAGAGGAATTTCTTAGTAAGAATATAACAAGAGATTTGCAAGCAAAATTATTATTATCACAATGGAGAAAATATAAGTGAAGTTTAATTTTCTTAAACGACAAAAACTACATGAGGCCTTTCAAGTAAATCCAGAATTAACTATAAGTAAGATTAAAGCAGGTCCTCTTCATTATTTTATTATTGAAAATTTTTTAGTTGATCCTGAAGGAGCTCTAAATTATTTTATGGAATTTCCTGCATTACATCCACCCTTTTATGTTACTGGTCCTGGTGGAAGGCAAAATATTTCTGTTGTTGAGATGATGCCAATTTTATTGGTTTATAAATCTATTCTTGATAAATTACAATTTGCTAATATTAGTGCAATGAATTTTTTTACGTCATCAAATATTTTGTATAAAGATATGAAAGCTCATAATCAGAATTATAAACCACACCATGATATTAATGATATTGTTTTTACTTTATGGTTAAGTAAACATGGTGGTGGGACAGCTTTTTATAGTTATGAAGGTGAATGTGATTCACGAAAATTAACATCTGCACAATATACAGAAGCACATAAACGGGAAGAATGTTTAGAAGAATGGAAGAATTTTGAAGGAGATGATAAATGGAATTTATATCATGTAGTTCCTGAAAAATTTAATACAGTTACTTTATATAATGGATTCTTTTTCCATTCTATGTATCCTAAATGGAAAAATGATGATTACAGATATAATGTTATATCGTTTTATCATAAAGACGGTATTGGAAAAACATGGGAGAATTTAAATAGTGAAGTATAATAGTGATTTTGGCACAGAAGATTTCTTTGCAGCTCCTATTAATGATACTATGTTTATGAGTACCGATGGAGTAGGTTCTAAGATAGAACTTGAATGTTGGGATACTATTGGTTATGATTGTGTTGCAATGAATGTAAATGATGTTATTTGTGTTGGAGCAAGACCAACGGCATTTGTCAATTATATAAAGATGCCACTTAATGATGATAGAATTAATAAAATTGCAAAGGGATTGCTAGCAGCTTGTAATTTGGCAGATGTTAAACTGATTGGTGGTGAAACTGCAATACATGGAACTGAACCCGATGTTTCCGGAACTGTTGTTGGTGAATTAATTCATCATAAACCTATTTACGGACAAGATATAGGTCCTGGTGATAAAATTATTGGTATTGAATCGAGTGGAATACACTCTAATGGATTTACAGAATTAAGAAAAAATAAAATTGCGATTCCGGATTATTTTTCAGAATCAACATATATTTACAGTAAATTAATTGTTCATTTAGTTGAAGAACATTTAGTAACTGGTTTGGTTAATGTTACTGGTGGTGGTATGAATAATATTCATAGATTGAGAACACCATATAAACCAATAATACCATTACCGGGAATGTTGGACAAGAAAAATAAACATATGAATGACATTTATAATGCCCTTCTTCCAGTATCAAGAAAAATAAACAATGAAGGTGGGATTATTCCAACTATTGAATATATGAAAGATCATTTTAATATGGGATGGGGATTTATTGTCGTATGTAAAGATGAAGTGGGATATAATGTTTTAGATATAATCGAAATGTTCGGTTATAAGTATAATGTATTGGGAGCTTATGAATGACAAAACAATGTGAGGTTAAAGATGACGGAAATTATAAAGTGGTTCATAATGCTGGCTTCGTTGGTCTTGTGGATACTATGGGTTCTGATAGCGCTATCACCCAAGCAGCAAGAGTTTCCTATGGTACCGGCACTAAAAAAGTCTCAGATGATAGAAATTTAATTCGATATTTGATGCGACACAGACACACTACTCCTTTTGAGATGTGTGAAGTTAAATTTCATATTAGGCTTCCTATTTTTATAATGCGTCAATGGATAAGACATAGAACAGCTTCTGTTAATGAATATTCTGCACGTTATTCTATAATGGAAGATGAGTTTTATATACCAGAGCATGATTATCTTCAATTCCAATCAAGAGATAATAAACAAGGAAGATGTAGACCTTGGATGGCAGAGGGAATGGAAGATGGTTTTGATTATAAAGAAAAAGAATTAATTCGTAATGGAATGGATGATATAAATACTTTTTCATACAAAGAATATGAAAAACTTTTAGATATGAATCTTACCAGAGAATTATCACGAATTGTTTTACCCGTATCAAATTATACCGAGTTTTATTGGAAAATTAATTTACATAATCTGTTTCATTTTTTGCATCTTAGGACTGATTCACACGCACAACAAGAAATACAAGATTATGCCAACGCAGTATTAGAATTAGCAAAACCGAAGTTTCCAGTTGCATTTGAAGCATGGGAGAATTATGTTAAAGGTTCTGTTACGTTTAGTCAAACAGAAATGAAAATTTTAAAATCTCATATTGCAACTGGATTAAGTGCTTATTTAAAATCAAAGGATGAAGAAAGAAGGAATCCCTTAGAAAACGAATTATCTAACCGAGAATGGAAAGAATTTACGGAGAAATTAAAGAATGAATCTACCAACTGAATATCAACAGTATATTCATTTATCCAGATATGCGAGATGGCTTGAGGATAAAGGAAGACGGGAAACATGGAGTGAAACTGTTGAACGATTTATAACTTTTATTACGACACATCTTGCAGAAAATTTTAATAATCCAGTAACACAAAAAGATTTAAAAAGAATCCATGAAGCAGTTTTAAATTTAGAAGTAATGCCATCAATGCGAGCATTAATGACAGCAGGACCTGCATTAGAAAGAGATCATATTGCTGGTTATAATTGTGCATATATAGAGTGTAACCGTTTACGAGCATTTGATGAAATTCTTTATATTCTTATGTGTGGAACTGGTGTTGGGTTTTCAGTTGAACGGCAACACGTTCAACGATTGCCTTCAGTTCCAGAAGCAATGGAATCAACTGATACTACTATTGTAGTGCAAGATTCAAAGGTTGGTTGGGCAAAAGCATTACGAGAATTGGTTTCGCTCCTCTTTGCTGGTCAAGTACCAAAGTTTGATACAAGTAAATTAAGACCAGCTGGAGCAAGATTAAAAACATTCGGTGGTCGAGCATCGGGTCCTCAACCATTAGAAGATTTATTTAAATTTATTGTTGATAAATTTATTGATGTATCTAAAGTAGGTCCTCGGGGACTTACTTCTATTGAATGCCATGATATTATTTGTAAGATTGCAGAATCCGTAGTAGTTGGTGGAGTGCGACGGTCAGCTTTAATCTCTTTGTCTAATTTGTCAGATGATAGAATGAGGCATTGTAAGGATGGTCAATGGTGGGAGATGAACTCCCAGAGGTCACTTGCAAATAATTCTGCCGTATATATTGAACGTCCAGAAATGTCAACTTTTATGAAAGAGTGGAGAGCTCTGTATGATAGTAAGTCTGGTGAACGTGGAATGTTTAATAGAACAGCTGCAATCAAACAGGCTGCAAAAACTGAACGCAGAGAAACAGAAGGGCAAAACTTTGGCACGAACCCTTGTTCCGAGATAATTTTGAGAGATAGGGAATTTTGTAATTTAACAGAAATTGTTATTCGTGAAAAGGATACAAAGGAAACGATTAAAGAAAAAATTGAGATTGCAACTATCTTAGGAACGATTCAAGCAACACTTACAGATTTTAAATATATAACTAAAGAATGGCAAAAGAATTGTGAGGAAGAACGGTTACTTGGTGTATCTCTAACTGGAATAATGGATCATAAACATTTTAATGGTTCTGGAAATAGAAATACACTACAGGCTGATTTAATGGAGTTACGAAATTACTCTATAGAAGTAAATAAAAAACTGTCAAAGAAATTTAATATTAATCAATCAACATCTATTACCTGTGTTAAACCATCTGGAACTGTATCACAATTAGTTGACGCAGCTTCTGGTATTCATACAAGGCATTCTAAATATTACATAAGAACTGTAAGGGCAGATAAGAAAGACCCATTATGTAAGTTTATGATTGCGAAAGGATTTCCAAATGAAGATGAAATTAATAAACCTGAATATGTTTCTGTATTTTCCTTTCCAGTTAAAACACCTACTGGTGCAATTACTCGGAAAGAAATGTCAGCAATACAGCAATTAGAAATTTGGAAATTATATCAAGATTTCTGGTGCGAACATAAACCATCTATTACTGTTTCAGTAAGAGAAAATGAATGGATGAATGTAGGTGCTTGGGTTTTTGATAATTTCGATTCATTATCTGGTATTTCGTTTTTACCTTATTCAGAGCATTCATATAGACAAGCTCCATATCAAGAATGTGATGAAACAGAATATAAAGAGTTATTAAAACAAATGCCAACGAATGTAGATTGGAAAGAATTAGAACAGTATGAAAAAGAAGATAATACAACGGGTAGTCAAGAATTTGCTTGCACAGGAAATGCTTGTGAGATAGTTGATACTGTGCAAGGAAATTAAATGTACGGATCAGAATGTCCAGGTTGCGGTGCTTACTATACAATCAAATATGAAAAAGAAGGTGGAGTTCCACGATTTTGTCCTTTTTGTGGTGAAGTATATTATAATGTTGATGAAGAAAAAAAAGAAGAAACTGATTATAATGATTTTGATGAACCATATGATGATGAGGAACTTTATGAATAATTATGTCATCAAAAAGTAAAACTAAAGGAAATAATTTTGAAAGAGAAATATCAACCTATTTGAGTGAACTTTATGGATTATCTTTTCTTCGCGTACCTAATTCCGGGGCTTATGTTGGTGGTCTTAATGCTCAAAGACAAGCCACTATGGCATCGGGACAAATAAAAACCTTTCGGGGTGATATAATACCACCTGATGAATTTACTATCGTTATAGAGTGTAAAAACTATGCAAATTTTCCCTTTCATAGTTTATTAAAAACAGGAACGAATATTGCTTTACTTGATGGATGGATTGATGAGGTAGAGACAGATGCAAACCAAGATTTTTGGTTATTGTTCTTTAAAATATCCAGGAAGGGAACATTTGTCTGTTGGAATAAGAAATATCTTAAACTTATTAATCCAAAAATTCATTACCTAGATAAATATAATATAACAGAAATAGATGAATTTTTTTCTTTGAATAGATTTCATGTAGAGCAATACATGAGGACTATCAATTATGGAGAATAATCCCGACCGATTGGAATTTCTTACAAATATTCCAATGTTAGTCGCATCAACTCTTGCTGATGAAATAATAAATGAAACTGAATCCGTTGTTGATTGTTATGTAAAATGGAAAGAAATTGATAGAGAAAGAATTAGCGAAAATCATTTTGTAGTACATAATGGATCAAAATTTACTGTAATTTTTAATTCAGCTCATATTAACTATTTGGAGGATAAAAAATTCGTTAAGGGAGTAATTTATGGATGTAAGATTTTTGCATCCATTACAAGAGAATAAGGAACACGGTTTATGACCATTCTAAAACATTTTGTGATGGTCTTAGTTGCTAGTTTTACTTTTATAGGTTATGGATATGCAACTGAGCTCGGAAAACTTACAATTTATAATAAGTATGATTGGTCGGATACTATTTTTACAATAAAAGAAAAATTACCTAAATCAATACTTCAACGAGGAGATATAACTGAAGAAACGATTTCAAAAGGACATTTAATACATACATGGACTGATTGGTTGCATTTTGCAGATGGAAGAAAATTTAGAACAACCTTTCATTTTGGTAAAGATGCTAGAGTCAATTCAGTTCAATTATTTGTTGATCCAGCTCACCGAGAAGTACTCACATCTAAAGATATGGAGTTCATAATACTTGCATTAGAAGGTAAGTATGGAACTAAGTATACTGTCGAAAGAGTTCCGGATATACAAGCAGCTGGTGGTGAAGTAATACATTTAAAATGGGAAGAAACATCATCACACGGATTGATTTTTCTATCTCTGAATAACTTTTGTCCACGGGACAAATGTGTAGGATTTTCACCTGTAACGGTAGTCTTTAATAAACCAAATTCTATTTTATTTGTAAAGGATGGCAGCTATATGGATACGATAACTAATATTAAAGGACAAACTGTTAAAACCTATTTGGAAGAGGAGAATGAAAGATTACACAAACGATTAGCATATACAGAAAAACATAATATGGAACTGGAAACGGAGGTTGCATTTTTAAAGGAGGAAATCGAACAATTACTGGAGATGGGGGCGTAAAGCCCCCATTTTTACATGGATTTACGTCTAAATTATTGATTTTAAAGGGTTTTTAGAGATAAAATAAATTTGACAATGGTATTCATATTTGCTATAATATATAATATAATGATTTGATAAAATGGAGAAATATATTATGAAAATCAAAGATAGAAAATTGTGGGGTGACGAACCAGAGCTTAACTCAAATCTTAGTGTTGCGATGAATTGGTATAATGCTTGTTTAGATAGTAAAGAGTTGAAAAAGTGTTTAGTGGATTATGTAAAGAAAAATAAAAAAGAATTAACCGATAAAGTGAAAGGTCAAAAAGATTATAGTGTTCGTACTATAGGAATATTGGCACGAATGTTAGATCGGGGTTGGGAATCAGATACTATTATTAATCGTAAACCAGACCCAAGAAATTATACTACTTTAATTGAATGTTTAAATTATAAATTGTCTCAATTACCAGAACCTATTATGAAGGTAGTTGAAACCAAACCAATGAAACCAAAAGTTTCCATTCAACAAAGAATGGAAGAAAAATTTTATGATTACATTGGTCATATCGAAGGAGAAATTGATGATTTTATTGAAAATAAATTTTCTTCTAAATTTAATATGGAAGTTTATGTACTTGAACAAAATATTCCAGCTGCAACAATTAAGAAACTGGAAGCGTTTTACGCCGGACTTTATGATGAGTTGAATGAAGTAACGTATGGTGACCGTGATAGAAAAGATATTGACCCTCAATTAGTGGAAGCATGGGGACATTTATCACGAGCTGAGAAAAAGAAGTTTTTTAAGTTTGCACAATCTATTGTTGATGGTTGTAGACTTGGTTATACTTCAAAGAAAGCATCTCGCAAGACGCGAACAAAGAAAGAAAAGTCTGCTGAAAAGATTATTGCAAAGATAAAGTATTTAGCAGAAGATAAAGATTATAATGTTCAATCAATCAATCCAAAATCAATTCTCGGTGCTCAAGAATTGTGGATTTGGAATAGTAAGAAAAATCAATATGGAGTTTATTATTCAGAAAGTCCACGAGGATTGGAAATCAAAGGAACCACATTACAAAATTTTGATACTCGAAAAAGTATTCAAAAACGTATTCGTGATCCGAAAGTTCTTTGGAAGAAAATCAAAGACGGTGGAAAGCGAGTACTAAAGAACTGCTTGAAAGATAGCAGAACCAAAGAGAAGGTTCTTAATGGTAGATTAAATGAGAACACTCTTTTGATAAAAGCCTTTTAGGGGAATGATGCAGGTGTCATCATTTTATTATTTTATATTTTTAAGGAGAATTATCTATGGCAGTGAAGAATGGTACCCCAAAGATGGGTCAACGTAACGCTCGACCCGTAACCCGTGTTGAGAACGAACTTACTGGTATTCCTCGAACGGTATCTATGTATACTGAGCGGACTAGTGGTGATGTTAAGTTCTTGAACAATTATGGTAAGACTTATTGGTTTGAAACGAAAGCCAAGAAGGCAAAAGCAATCAAGCAACTGAATAAGTTCTGGAATGCTTAATATTAACATTTAGTTAGTTTCCCTCCCCCGAAGGGGTGTCATTATGAAAGAAAAATTTATTTTGGCACACATGGAAGTTGCAAAAACATATTCTATGTTGTCGGCAGCTTCAAGAGCTAAAGTAGGTTGTATCATTGTTAAGAATGATAGAATTATTTCGATTGGTTATAATGGCACCCCTAGTGGATGGGAGAATACTTGTGAAGTAGATGATAAAACATTACCCGAAGTCTTACACGCGGAAGCAAATGCAATAACTAAGTTAGCTCAAAGTACGGAATCTGGTAAAAATTCTTTTTTATTTACTACTCACGCACCATGTTTAGATTGTGCTAAACTTATATATCAAACTGGAATCCAAGCAGTATATTATCTGCATGAATACAAATATCCAGATGGTGTTCGTTTTTTGAAAAGATGTAATATCTTAGTACAGCCAATTCATGTTAATGCCTGGAAGGAGTCAGAATGGTATATAGCAGGGAAACGATATTATCAACATTACGAATATATGCAACAAGATGTCATTATGTCAAAGAAAACGGAGAAAAACGAACATATCTCCTAACTGGACATCCATTAGGTGACCGAGATAAATTTCATGTTCCAGAAGAAAAAGATAGAGTTACAGTTTGGGATGCAAAAAAAAATAAATGGAGATACCTCAGACCGGAGGGTGTTCAAGGATTAAGTACTTCTTTATAAGAGAGTAAATTATGATTTTATTAGATTGGTCAAATGTAATGATTGGGAATATTATGATTTCTCAGAAATATAATAAGGACCTGGATGAAGGACTTATTAGACACCTGGTATTAAATAATATTCGTAATTATCGAAAGAAATTCAGTAAAAAATATGGTGAATTGGTAATATGTACTGATACACATTCATCATGGAGAAAAGAAGCATTTCCAGAATACAAGGCGTCGAGGAAAGCTGCAAGAGAAGAATCTACAACTGATTGGGTTTCATTATTTGAAATTATCAATAAGATTACAGATGAAATCCGTGCATTTTTTCCATATAAAATCATTCAAGTCCCTCACGCCGAGGCAGATGACGTTATTGGAGCTCTTGTATATAATAAATATGAAGATGAGAATATTTTAATAATTTCGTCTGATAAAGACTTCATCCAGCTCCAGATACAGAAAAATGTCAAACAATTCAGTCCAAGACAACAAAAATTGTTAAATGGAGTGAAACCCATTCCTTATATTAAAGAACATATTATTAAGGGAGATGTGGGAGATGGTATTCCAAATATACTTTCAGATGATGATGCTATTATAAATAAAGATAAGAGACAGAAACCACTTTCTAAGAAGAAAATCCAATATTGGTTAAGTAAGACCAAACCAGAGGATTTTGGAGTAGATGAACGAATTGTTAAGAATTATAAGAGAAATCAACTCTTGATTGATTTATCATATACTCCCAAAGAATTGAGAGATCAGATTTTGGAAGTTTATAAAAATCAAAAAGTGGCGTCTGGACGAGAAATTTTGAATTATTTTATGAAAAATGATTTGAAATTATTAATGGAACATTTAGATGAATTTAGTTAGGAGAACTTATGAATCTGAAATTTGTATCTGAAATTTTTGAGGCGTTTAATACAGCCAAAACAAAAAAAGAGCGAGTGGCAGTTTTGGATGAATATTCGACACATCCAACTTTTCCCTGGGTTATTGATTTTATCTTTAATGAAAAGTGGGAATTTAATGTCACGAAACCATTACCGAATTATAAACCTGATGATTCACCACTTGGATTATCACCAAGTACTTTACATGAACAAATGAAAAGTATTTATTTATTATTGAAAGGTCATCCACAGGGAGATGCGTTGACCGAGGAAAAACGAAAGAATCTTTTAACTCAAATGTGTGAAAGTATTCACCCATCCGAAGCAGAAGTTTTACGGTCAATGGTAAAGAAACAATCTCCTGTTAAGTTTTTGACCAAAGCTCTGGTTGAAGAAGTTTATCCAAAGATGTTTGGAACACCTAAACAAGAGGAAACAGCAAGTGTCTAATAAAACTAGTGTATATAAAAATGATGAAAATTATATCATTGGTGTGAGAGTTATTGGAGCATTAACAAAAAAATATATTAAAGTATTGCATGAAGGTCAAGTAATGCAATTAAAGTGGGATGAAACAGCTGATAGGTATCAAGCCGAGTATTTTGGTGATTTATATTATTCTGATTTTGAAGTGAAGGAGAATTTAGTTGATGCAATTCATGTTGGAGATTTTGGAACGGCAGAACAATCAATCGAACTTACAACGGCAAAAAGAAGGAAATCAGGTCGGCCTAACGGATCGGTATTTTATACAAAAAGATAATTCAAATATAGGAGGAAACTGTTATGCCCTCTAATAGAGAATATTTTTTAAAATCTTTTGCAAGAGTACAAGAAACGGAAGGCTCATATAGACCAACGAAGCACGCAGTAACAAGATGGTTTAATATTCTAAATGAATGTTTGTTTAGAAATTATCTACCCCCATTTAGAGAGATTAAAATAAAAAGATTAGCTCGAGCATGGGGTGAATGTGAAGGACATGATGATGGCAGTTCAAGTGTATCTCTTAATTCTTGGTTTCCAAAGAAATCAGAATTTATTGAAACGCTAGGACATGAAATGGTACATCATTATCAATGGGTGAAGGGATTTCAAATGAATCATCAAGATTCGTTTCATGCCTGGCGACCAAAATTTAAAAGATTTAATATGAACTTAACGAGATAATTTATGCCAATTTATGAATATGAATGTACTGATTGTAATGAAGTGTTTGAGTCAATGCAAACGATGGAGATGCGAAATGCTCCAGTATATGAACCATGTCCAAAATGTAATAAGGAAGGGTTCATTGAAAAGTATGTTGGAACTCCATTAGTAGCTGAAAGAAATCGTTTAATGGGAATTGGTAAGAAACTACCACAAGATTTTCGTGATAGAATGAAAACCATTTCAAAGAATCATCCAGGTAATAGTTTAAAATTGAGGTAAATGATGCCTACAGGTAATATTAGTGAAAAAATTAGTACTAATTTTTCAATGAGAGAAATGACAAAAAGTAGATTAGCAATTCGTTATAAAATTCATAATCAACCTGATGATGAACAAAAACGAAATTTATATGATTTAGTCCATAATGTATTACAACCATTAAGAGATACGTTTGGATGTCCAGTTGCAATTAACTCTGGATTTCGTTGTTTAGAATTGAATAGAAAGTTAGGGTCTAAAGATACGTCACAGCATGTCTTGGGACAAGCTGCAGATATAGAAGTTCCAGGAAGAGATAACCATGATACGGCTATGTGGATTTCACAAAATTTACCGTTTGATAAGTTAATATTAGAACATTACCATGAGGCGTCTCCGAGATCAGGATGGATTCATGTATCATATAACAAACAAAATAATAGAAAAGAACTTCTCACCATTAACCAGAGAGGAGTCTTTTCGGGATTACTACTCTACTAATGAAAACTAATTTTAAGATCGTATTAATGTTTGCAGTTGCTTGTTTGATAACTGTAGTTTTGATGTCTAGAGCTGAAGGAAACGGAACATTAAGTACAGAAAAAAATAATGATGGTATTACGATTAAAGATTTTAAACCAGATTATTTGATTCATAAATTAACAAATAAAACATATTTTATTACAGTTTATTCTGTTGATGTTAAACGAAGTAAGAGTATAACAGATTTAGTAATAGAGAGTTTTTCTACATTTAAAAAAAAGTATCCTGGAGTAACAATTCATAATGCAGTTCCAGTAACAGAAAATTGGGGATATGGAGCCATGGTTATTGGGTTTCTTATAACAGTAAAATGAAATTTCTGTATTTCTTTGCGAAGCGATTTATTGCTGGTCAAGATGTACTTGAAATGTTAAAAAATATAAGAGTTCTTGGAGATGTAACAATTAATTATGTTGGTGAATCTTGCACAGATATAAAAAAGATTCTAAAAAATATTGATGAATATGAAAAATTGATATACCATCTTAAACAAGATGGAGGGAGAAAATCATACGAAATATCTATCAAGTTAAGTCAATTCGGCAATACCAAGAAAGATTGGAAAATTGCTATTGATAGATTACTAAAAGCAATTGACGATACGCCCATCACACTCAAGATGGATATGGAGTGTTCTTCTATGATAGAAGGGACACTTGAAATTGCAAAAGATTATAATGGAAAACTTGGAGTAGTATTACAAGCTAATATGAGAAGGTCTCAAGGTGATCTTCCAGAAATGTTGAAACGTGATATTCCGATTAGAATATGTAAAGGTGCTTATAAAGGTGATTTTAAAAAAGAAGATGACATTAGAAAAGCATATATAGAGTTAGCGAGTAGAGCAATTCAATATCCACTTGTACCAGCCAAACACATTGCATTTGCAACACACGATGAATATTTGATTGATATAATAAAAAGTTTTAATTGTAGGGAAGATTATTATTTTGAAATGTTATATGGTATCCGCAGAGATTTAATGCAAGGATTATATATTAGAGATTATAATGTACGCACTTATGTTCCATATGGCGAACGGTGGTTTTCATACGTTTGCCGAAGATTGATGGAATTTAAGAATATGAAATTTATTATTAGTAATATAATTCGGGAGAAGTTAAATGAGTTGCGGGGATCCTACAGAGGGGTGGGAAATTGATTTATCAAATTTTCAAAATAAATCCCCATATTTTATAATTGCGTTAGAAGAATGTCCTAAATGCAAAAATCGTAACGGATATGAATTCAAACAGGCATCATATTCTATACTAGCAAATAAAAAAATTATTCATAACTGTCCTATTTGTGATTATAAATGGGAAGGTAGGAGACTGTATCCAATTCAATTAGAACTATGGTAGTAAGACGATTGTTTGAAGCACAGCTGGACGAGGGTGCGATTCCCTCCACCTCCACCAATTTGCGGGTATCGTATAGTGGTATTACCTCAGATTTCCAATCTGATGACCGGAGTTCGATTCTCCGTCCCCGCTCCACTAATGAATACAAAGAACATGGGGGTGAATTAGGATCGACAGGGTGATGGAGAATGATTTGACTACCCGATGATACTGTTCAAGGCATCGCTAAAAATGAACAAACAACAAATGCTAACGATTACGAATTAGCAATGGCAGCATAAGCTGCCGGGGTGTGACGTAGACCTGGCAACAGAAAGCGTCAGTCTGGAGGGTGATTCAGTTGAGATATACTGGACGCCCTCTGGGCATCTAAATTAATTTTTTTCATCTAGTTGTTAAATTTTCATAGACAAATTTTTTTAAAAGGTGTATAGTGGTATATAACAATTTGGGGGGAAAATAACTATTTTCAAGTGAAATAAAGAAAATCTTATCAGAAACTTTAATTTTTTGTTCTATAACTCTCTCAGAAGTCCATATTTGGTATTTAAATGGTGATCTAATGGTAAAATATCAATATTTTTAGATCGTCCCTCCTGGGTCATCTCAGGAGGTCAGTTAAACCCTTATTTTATAAGGGTTTATGCTTTTCTTTGTAAGGCGTTATAAAACAATGACTTAGAGAAGCCGATTTTTCTTGACATATACGGTCAAATAATGCTATAATATATGTATGTTAGTGAGAAATAATAATAATTTAAATTATGAGGTTCAAAAAATGATGTTATTAGACAAATACATTTCACCAAAAAATGAAGTTTCTTGTTTCAAGAGTATTCCAATGTCTTTACGATATTCGGATGAAGTTAGAAATCTTATGATGACTAAAAAATTCTTTATTAGATATAGGGGCGCATCTTGTAATGGTTATAAAAGAAATCCATACCATTGTTTGAAGCAGTATGCTACTTCTTTTGCAATCTATTCACGATAAGGAGATTATATAATGAATTTAACTGAACAAGAAATTAAGAAATTAAAAAAAGAAGGCAAGTGGACAGTTTTACCAACAAGAAAAGCAAAAGGGTCTCGGTCACCATTTTGCACCAGACATCCAATTGCTAAACGTGTTAGACGTGGCCCATCTCGGGCATAACTTTGATAAGGAGATTATATTATGAGTTTTTTTTATGATGAAGAAATTGAGACATTACCAAGTTTATTTGATGATTGGATGAACGAAACAGACCATGAAGAAAAGAAACGATTATTTAAATTATTAAAAAGTGATGAACTTTATGATAGGCGTGAGATTAGAAGTGCATTAATCAATCTTATTAATTATGAACGCAAAGGAGTTATATAATGGAATATTGTGACTTAGATGACATTCAAGAATTATTAGCAAAGGATGACGCATATATGACTTTTATCATATTGCGTGGTTTAGAAGATGGTTTGGGTTGGACAATTTTTGAACCAGCAGAAAATTCTTGTCTTTTGAATTGAGGTGATTATGGCAAAGTGTGTTGGATGTTTTAATGAGTATAGTGAACAACGGTTGCGACTTGGTTACTTGACTTGTTTATCTTGTGGAGAAAAAGATGCTCGACATGATATGACAATGAAAAGTAAACGAGTTGCACCAGCTTTTAATAAGGGTGGGTATCAGTATATCCATTCAATTAGTGAATTGACTTCTATAGGGAGAAAATTATGAAAGAGTATATTTATGAAATGCCACGGGACGATTATGATAATATGTTTTCAGACAAAGCTGGCAATCCAACTATCGGAGAACAATATTTTTACGGATATGATGCAAGTAAAGATACCATTCAAGTTGCAATTCCAGAAAAATTAAAACAAAAAATGATTACTAAATATTTTAATAAAGTGAATAAGAGACCTGTTTTAGTGGATGTATTTACTTATACTGATACAGATATTGATAATGATACTCCTGAATGGAGCACTTCGGATTCACATACTTTACATATATAAGGAGAAATTATGTTACGCAAAATTGGAGATGTTTTAGGAGTTATTGTTTTTGGATTGTTCTTTTATATTTTTATGGTCTTGGGCCTATCTTTGTGAGGAGAAAATGAAAAAGCAAAATTCAAATTGGAATAAGAAGCAACACAATCGCAATGAAGTTAATAAATCTAAACGCGATGCCAAAAGACGTAAACTTTATATGGAAATGAAACAACGTCGCATTGACGAGAAACGTGAAAAGAAAAATCGGTATTATGAAAATAAGAGAAAAAATCGTGAGATTCGGGATGAACTGAAAAAGAAAGTTGCTGAAGGTCCTCCAGTTGATATAGAACCGAATGAAGATGAATGGACTGCACAAAAAATTGCTGCAGGTGATAAGACAGCAATACTAGAGGAGTAAATCATGTCTAATAAAGTAATAGACTTTATCAAGGGCATTATTGTTGGTTCAGCTATTTGTTCATCTATTCTTTTTTACTTTTATATGGATGATTACAAAAGACAATTATATGCAAAACCAACAGAAGTGACATGGCCTGAAAAGACTTTACCAGAACCTGAACTTCATTATTATGAAATTCCGCGAGCATTGCCGGTCATCAAGAAAACTAATTATAATGATGAAAACAGAAAATGTTTGGCATTGAATGTTTACTTTGAATCCAGGAATCAACCTGTCCGTGGTCAATTTGGTGTTGCTTATGTAACATTAAATAGAGTACATGATAAACGATTTCCAGATACCATATGTGGAGTTGTTAAGCAGGGTAAAGTTGATTCTGGAGGACGGGTTAAGCGGGATCAATGTCAATTTTCTTTCTGGTGTGATGGTTTGGAAGATAAACCAAAAAATGTCATTGCATGGGATAATGCAAAAACGATTGCGAACCATGCACTTGACAATTATAGTAAGACGTATCAAGACGTAACTCATGGGGCAACATATTACCATGCAACGTATGTTAATCCAGATTGGTCACGTTTTAATCTTGAACATGCTGTTACGATTGGAAATCATATTTTTTACAGGACTAAAAAATGAGTAATGGAACTACTAATGGAAACGGAAAGGACATTGCAAAAGATTTAGAAGAAGCTGGATTGTATCTTCTTATGGAAGATATTTCAATGTCATCTTGCAAAGATGTAATTCGGTTTATTGTTGAAAAAAACTTGGAAGTAAAATCAAGTCAGGCACTTAAACTTATTATTTCATCAAATGGAGGTGACTTATCAGCAGCGTTTGCATTAATTGATACAATCAAGGGAAGTAAAATTCCAATTCATACGGTTGGGTTGGGTGTTATTGCCTCAGCTGGATTACTTATTTTTATTTCTGGTGAATCAGGAAAACGTGTATTAACACCAAACACCTCAATATTATCTCATCAATATACTTGGGGGACATACGGAAAAGAACATGAATTATTTTCTGTGCAACGTGAATTTGAACTTACTACGGAACGAATGTTAGACCATTACAAAAAATGTACTGGCATGACAGAGAATGATATTAGAAAAACATTATTGCCTCCACAAGACGTATGGTTATCTGCGAAAGAAGCCAAAAAATACGGATTGTGTGATACAATAAAAACAATTTACTAG